TCCTATAGCAGAACAGATATTAGCTTCTATGACTCCCGGTATAGGAAATGTTATTGCTGCTAAAGAAGTAGATGTTTTTGGAGGAAGAGCAGGAGAAGCCTTTGAGAAAGACGAGTATGGTAAGGCAGCAGGATACGGTGCATTAACTGGCTTGGCTGCTCTAGGTACACTACCCGGAGTTGGGATACTTGGTCGCGGAGCTAAGACAGCTATCAGGAGCGGTGCTAAACTTTTAGACGATCCTATGGAACAAGCCATAAAAGAAGTAGGAGAAAAGGCAACACTTCCTAAAACGCCAAGCAGAGTATTCGGGAAAGAGCTAGATGAGTACACAGGACCACATAGTGATTTTGTCAGACCTGAACAAGGATTAAAGGCTCTGGATGATAGTAAACAAATTAAAGTTGTGGATGATACTAAGCCAGAAGAGATATATGATTTTGTAGAAGTAGAGAAAGGCATAGAGAGTAAAAAATATTCAAAAGAAGCTATAGATAGATGGCAAAAGAAAAAGAAAAAAGAGCTTGGAGATATTTCTCAAAGGGGTAAAACTATTTCAGAAGTTAAAAAGGCTGCTGATAAACTAGGACAAGGAGGATCATGGGAAGATTATAGAAAGGCTGTTGAAAAATTTGATCCTATTGTTCCTTTTGCATCAGTAGGACGAGCTTTTCCGAAAGTACCTACAAATAGAGATATGATATCAGCTTTAGATGCAAATAAAAGAATAAAAGGAATAGTAGGTAAAACAGCTAATATTAGAAAAGGTGATATAGTTCATGCTAGATTAGACATACCAGCTTATGAACATTTTGATACATGGATAGTTTCATTAAAAGTTCCTTCTATGAAAAAAACTGTATATGGTAAAACCGCTCATTTAAAAGGAATTAAATTTGAAGCAAGCCCTACAAAATCTTATGACATTGCTACAGAAAAACTTGCACCACTAACTAGAAAAGAAATAGAAAAGAGACTTGGAAGAAAAATTACAACTAAAGAATTTGGGGAATTACGTAAACTACCAGAGTATCAGAAAAAAACAAGTAAGTCTCCTTTTGCAACTATGAAAGGTGAATGGCAAAATACAAATAATGAAGTAATTGAAAATAGAGCAAAGGAAATATTTAAGAATATCCAAGCAGGAAAGGAAACTGAATGGATAGAAGTAGGCTTTAATCCTAAAAGACATGGGTTCTTTTATAGTAAAATAGATGGTCTTCCTGTTACAGAAGCTGAAGAGATTATTCAAGTCGGCCCTCTTGTATTAGCCAAGAAAGCAAATAAAGTAAACTTAGAAGATGTTCCTAATATTAAAGACTTTAAAACAAAAGAAGGTATTACATTTAAACAAGGAGGACAGATCGCCACAGGGCTAGAAGGGCTAGGTGAGAACATTGTTTATAGACAGGAGAATGGACAGGTTGGTGTGTATGGTATGGGCTTTGATGTTGAGAACGATGTAACTTATGAAGATTTTGAACCTATAGGAGTTACTGGAGCAGATCTAGCTGATGTAGCTCCAACAGAATATAATAAAGATACGCCAGAGCATATTCAGCTCTATGATCCTTCAAATCCAGCTACTAAAAAATTATTAATGGATATGCAAGATAGAGAGAGCGGAAGACAAGGAGGAGATAATCCTTGGAATCCATATGGTATAAAAGATGAATATAATACTCCTAAGATGAGAGGATTGATTCAGCGTTGGATTAATGATGGAAAATTACAAGGAATAGGTATAGAATTTGCAAATTCTTGGGAGAGTGAAGGTTTAAATACTTTTGGTAAAAATATGAGAGGACCGTTTGAAGCATGGACTCCGGGTAAGGGATTATCCAGAGATAGTTATGATCCCGGTGTTTTAATTGGAACTGCACAATTTACTGATGATTACTGGAAAAGAAAGCAAGGATTAGCTTCTGAAGAATTTGTAATGAGGCTTCAAAATGCCAAACCCGGAGAAACAGTTGCTGATATATCTGCTCAATATAAGGAAGAATTTGGTGAAGATCCTCCAATAGACGCATTTGGTTATAATGTTAATTCCACTGCATTGGCTTCTCAGGTAGCAGAATCTTTGAATGATGCCAGAACATCAGGAGCTTTCCAAGGAGCAGCATTAATGGCTGGTTTTGGTCCCGGTACTTTAGCTCAACTTGTAACAACACGATATATAACAAATCCAGAAGATGGAAAAAGTTCTGTTACAGATGCATTTAAAGATATAACATCTAAAGGTATAAATATTATTGAAAATAGAGTGCCTAAAAGTTGGACAGATACAGATATTGCTACAGGAGAAAGTGCATTAGATATAGCACAAAGTACAGTTAAGAAAGGTTTAGGTATTCTGGATTTGGTAACAAGTCCTGTTTCTACTATTTCAAAATGGGGATTAGAGAAAGCTTCTGAAATGTTTGTTCCTAAATCTGTTTTGGATGCTACTCCTAAACAAATAGAAGTAGCAAAAGAAAAAGAACCTACTATAACAGATACTATTAAAGATACATTAAGTTTAAATATAGGAAAAAGACCGCTACCTTCTGCTGATATATATGAAGGAGAAAATATAACAGAAGCTGTTCAATCTCCTTCTATAGAAATTGCTTCATTACCTGTAGCACCAGAAGAAGATATTGCAAATATTTACGGAGAAATGTCAGGATATTTTAGTCAGCCTAAACCTCCCAGAAAAAATGTTTTTACAGACGCTCTTCTTGAAAATATTTATCAAGTATAACAATTTATTAAAACAGGATATATAATGGCAACAGAAAAAAATCCATATGATCGGATACCAGAAGAAATATCTAATGTAGTTCCTATGGCTCCAGCAGAAGAGACAGAAATGGATGCTACCTTTGAAGTGTCAGATGATGGTGGAGTAATAGTAGATTTTGCCAGCGAAGATGTTATGATGGAACCTTCTGAAGATATAGCAGAGTGGTATGGTGATCTTGCAGAAACTCTGGAAGAGGGAGAGTTATTTGAGATAGCCACAGATGTAATAGAAAACTATCAGGCTGATAAAGATTCCAGAGGAGAATGGGAGTCTATGTTTGAAAGAGGCTTTGATTTACTGGGACTTAAACTTGAGCCGGGATCAGAACCTTTTGAAGGAGCATGTACAGCCGTACACCCACTCCTGATTGAGTCAGCCGTTAAGTTTCAATCCAAAGCTTCTGGAGAACTGTTTCCCAGCAATGGTCCTGTAAAGGCTAACATACTGGGAAAGACAACTGTTGAGAAACAGATGCAAGCTAATCGTGTTCAGAGTTTTATGAATTATCAGCTTACTGAACAGATGCCTGAGTATTTTGATGAATTTGAAAGAATGTTATTCCATCTTCCTCTAATAGGATCAGCATTTAAAAAGATATTTTATAGTTCTACTCTTAAACGTCCTGTCTCAGAATTTATTCCTATAGATCAGTTTTATGTCTCCTATTATGCAACTGATCTGAGAAATGCTGACAGATATACTCATGTAATTTACAGAAGTCCTGTGGAACTTCAAAGAGATGTTCTGGCTGGTGTCTATAAGGATATAGAGATGCCTACACCAAATCAATCTAGTATTACATCTTTTACACAAAAAATGGATACTATATTAGGCTTAACTCCTTCTGCTGATAAAGATCCTCAATATGTATTACTGGAACAACATTGTTATCTTGATATTGAAAATAAAGATCAATCACTCCCCTATATTGTAACTGTGGAAGAACAGACAAGACAGGTATTGAGTATTCGTAGAAACTATGAATCTGATGATCCTAACATGGAAAAACGTAGTCATTTTGTACACTACAGGTTTGTTCCCGGTTTTGGTTTTTATGGCTTGGGCTTGATACACTTTCTTGGTAATCTAACCATGAGTGCAACTGCTGCAATGAGATCTCTAATTGATGCAGGTCAGTTTGCAAATTTACCCGGAGGTTTCAAAGCCAAAGGACTTAGAATGGTTGGTGATAATGATCCTATCTCCCCCGGTGAGTTCAAGGAGGTTGAAGCAACTGGAATGGATCTTGCAAAGGCTATTATTCCTCTCCCCTATAAAGAGCCTTCCTCTACTCTATTTCAGATGCTTCAATTCGTAGCTGCTGCTGGTCAGCGGTTTGCGGATAGCACGGAACAGGTTATCTCTGATGCTGCCTCCTACGGACCTGTCGGAACAACTATGGCTTTACTTGAAGCCAGTAGCAAGTTTTTCACAGCCATACATAAACGTCTTCATAAGTCTCAGAGAGATGAGTTCAGGATACTTGCCAAGATAGATTATGATTATCTTCCAGCAGAGTATCCATATGATGTTCCATTTGAAGACAGAAGTATTTTCAAGAATGATTTTGATGGAAGAGTTGATATAGTTCCTGTATCAGATCCGAATATACCATCTAATGCTCATCGAATGATGATGGCTAATATGGCTCTTCAGATGGCACAACAGTCTCCTCCCGGTATGTTTAATCTGGAAGCACTGAACAGAACAATACTTCATGCAGCTAATATGCCGAATCTGGAAGAAATACTCCCTCCCAAGATAGAACCAAAGCCTATGGATCCAGTGTCGGATATTATGGCTGCTACGAAAGGAATACCCATAGCAGCCTTTCCGGGGCAGAATCATGATGCTCACATTCAAACCAAGATGGCCTATCTACAAGATCCTATGAATGGAGCTAATCCTATTATGCAGAGGTTACGTCCTGTTCTGGAAGCTAATATACAGGAACACTCAGTGATGAAGTATCAGGAACAGATGAATGGAGTAGCACAGGAAATGATGCAGCAGATGCCGCCTGAAGAAGCACAAAATCCTGCTGTAGTAGAAATGGTTATGGCTCAAGCTGCACAACAGGTAATGAATGCAAATCAGGCTATGGGAATGGCACAGTCACCTGAACAACAACTGGTATCTCTGGAACAGGCTAAAGTAGAACTACAGAAACAGAAGTTACAATCAGATACGGTTGTACAGGCTGCTGAAATGGAAATTAAGAATAAGCAGCTTGAGCTTGATGAAAATGAACAGATCATAGATATGTTAAAGGCTGGAGCTACAGATAACTTCAAGAAGGAAAAGGCAGATCTTGATAGGAAGAGTAAAAAGGAAATAAAAACTTTGGATGTTTTGTCCAAGGTAGGAATTGAAGAGTCTAAAATAAGTGCGGAAGATGAGAGAACCAGAGAAAGAATTATGAAAGATCTTCTGGAACAAAGCACAAGAGATGAAAAGGATCTGGATATGAAAGGTCTTGAAGCACTGGTTAAACTTGCAATTGAACAATCCAAGAAAGAAGGAGATTAAGAATGACAATAAAAATTCCAGAAATGACGAAAGGTAAAGGTTATATTACTTATAAAAAAACAAGTTCTGATAAACCAGTAACTTATGGAGATCCTTTTAAAAGTGATTGTATTGGACCTTGGGAAACATTAGCTGACCTTAATGAATGGGGTTATGGTGAATTTAAATTTCCAAATCCGGCAAAGAAAAGTCGTAAGAGTACTTTATTTAACTAATGGAACTCTGGGATGAGGTTATTCAAGAGTATAATGAAGAGATTCAAAGACTCAGACTTTCATTAGGAAGTGGAACTGCTGAAGATTATGCTCATTATAGACAGCTTGTAGGTTCTATTCAAGGTCTGGAGTGGGCTAGAATTAATTTAAATGATATAATTAAAAAACGAATGTATTCAGAAGAAGAGGAGTAAAATGCAACAAGTAAATATGGGTAAAGCCATTAAAAACGATTCATGGATCAGTGATCCTACTGAAGTAGAAGATCCAGAAGTATTACCGGAATTACCGGGATTTCATGTTTTGATAAGACCAGTGTCTGTAAAAAGTCAAACAAAAGGTGGAATTTTTATTCCAGATTCAATTAAAGATGATATATCATATCTTACCACAGTAGGTAAAGTATTAGCTCTGGGTAAGTTGGCATATCTGGATAGGGATAAATTTCCAGCAGGAGCTTGGTGTAATGTAGGTGATCATGTATGTTATGGTAAACATGCAGGAACAAAGCTTTTTTACAAAGGAGTGAGACTTATTTTACTCTTTGATGATCAGATTACAATGAAAGTAGAAGATCCAAAAGATCTAGATCCCACATTTAATTTAGGAAAAGGATCAACATAATTTGGGAAATCGTTAATTGTATGGTATAATAGTATATCGTTAAGTCGTTGATTTCGTAAACAACGGAGGTAAGAATGGAAAAAAAAGAAGAATGGGGTGATGTAGAAATCCCGAATGAGGAACAGAAAATTGAGATCGAGCTTGAAGATGACGAGTCAACTTCTGAAGAGAGAACTGAAGAAGAGGGAGTTGAAGAATCTAAAGAAGCCCAAAACTCAGATGGTAAAGGAGATGCTCCAGAATTGGAGGGCATTAATACCAAAGGGGCAGAAAAACGTATTCGACAACTTATCCGACAGCGCAAGGAAAGAGATGAACAAATTACTGCTCTCATCCAAAAAAATGAGGAACTATCAGGTAGCCTCAGAACAAAAGATAAGGAAGTAACTCAAGTTAATAAGTTAAGTCTTGATGCTTCTGAGAAACAATTAACTGATAAACTTGAGCTTGCCAGAACAGTTTATATGGAAGCTTTTGAAGAAGGAGAAAAAGAGAAACTTTTAAAAGCGCAGGAAATGTTGAATGAGGCACAGGCTGATCTGAAGGCAGTAACTTCTGCTAAACAAAATTATGAAGTAGAAGAAGTTGCTCCAGTAAAACAAGAGTCACAATATCAACCTCCTTCTCAACAAGCTACTGATCCTAGAGCTGAAGAATGGGCTGCAAGAAATACTTGGTTTGGACAGGATAATATTAAAACCGCTGCTGCTCTTGCTATAGATGCAGAACTTAAAAGTGAAGGTTATGATCCAACCGATAATGATTTTTATCAGGAGATTGACAAGAGAATTAATAAAGCGTTTTCTCAAAATATAGAGGAAACTACAGAACGTGTGCAGGATAATACGTCACCACCTGCTCAAGTAGTATCGGGGAGTTCACGCTCATCCTCATCCAGTTCTAATAAAGTCAAACTATCAAAGGAAGATGTTAGGCTTGCACAGAAATGGAATATACCACTTGAACAGTATGCTGCTGAAAAGCTGAAGGTTTCTGATGCTGACGGCAATTATACTAATGTAACTTAGCGTGGAGGAATGAAATATGACACGAAATGAAACACGTAGTAATCAAGTTAGGGAAGCTACAATAAGAGAAGTCGAAGAAGAATTTACCTTTGAGGAGCCAGATGCCCTCAGTATACCGGATTCGGTACAAGCAAGATTCGATAGTGAGGATATGTCCCTCCGTTGGATACGTATATCTGTAAAAGGTGTAGACGACATCACGAATGTTGGTAAAAATCAGCAGCAAGGATGGGTCTTCGTAACTCCTGATGAAGTTCCCGAAATGGCAATTACATCCTTCGTAAGGGAAGAAGGTCGTTATCTTGGAGCCGTCTGTCGTGGAGACGTAGCGTTGGCAAAGAAGCCAACAGCAAAGGTAAAGGCCAGACAGAAATTCTATGAGAAGAAGTCTAATGATATGATGGATGCAGTAAATGCACAACTGATGAAAAGTTCTGATTCTCGTATGCCAATTTCTAATACAAGTAAATCCGTAACAACCAGAGGCAGACATCCTTCTTTTCAGAAGTAACCTGTCTCTACATTATAAGGAGATGAAACATGTCTACTACTAAAGCATTTCGTGGTTTTGTCCCTGCTCGTAAAAAAGGTGGTGCTTATAATACTGAGGCTGTGACCGATATGATCACACTAACCTCAACAGGACAAGCACAAACACCAGCTAATAGTATTTTTACAGGTGATCCTGTCGTATTACCGGGAGCTAACTTTACAACTC